CCCCATTTTCATCGCAGCGCCCTTCGCGGATAATGGGTCTCTTTGAATTCACTTCTTCAATAAGTCCCAAGGGGACGTCGTAAATCTGTCCTGGGACAAAATGCCAAGTTTGAATATTCTCACCAGCTCCAAGACAAAAAGGTTTTGTTAATCTCTCATTGGCGCCGCGAGAATTCAGATACCTGGCTTTAACGATTTTTGAAGCTTCTTTCTTTTTTTTCTGAGCTTCGGCTTTAGCTTCAGGAGTCATATGATCAAATCCATCTCCCTTAACGCTATTAGCTACCTTCTTAATGCATCCGTGTTCTTCGCCCCATGCTGTGACTAGTGTGATCGTCATCAATTACCTACCTGTCTGTTTAGGCTTTGGAAAGCGTCCAAAGCCGAGTTATAAATATTTTTGTTGCCTGCTGGAGCTAAACTCGCTGGTCTAGAAGGAGGAGGAAAGCTCGGAGCAGGGATTACAAATGTATCAAAATTTGAGGCATTGATATCTAAAGTGAAGTCATTGCCTGATATTTTGAGAATTTGTCCGGTGAGTTCATTGGCTTGTATCATGCCGTATCTTGGGGGTACTGTTAAGGTAACTAACATTCCCACAATGTAAGTGTTATAAATTGAATTTGTTATCGTAACCACCATGGGATAGGTTGTGGTAATGTTCGTAATTAGGAGCATTCCCGGGACTACTGGCGAAGGAGCTAAGTAAATATTTGCACTCATAGTTCTCCTTTCAAAAAGCGAGAGCCCATGCTCTCGCCCGCGAAGAAATAGGATTAGGTTTCGAACTTATAAGCTGACCAGTTTATAACGTCGAGATTCGCACCACCAGCACTAGTAGCTCCCCCACCGATAATCATGCCGGGAGTAAAGTTAGCAGTTCTAAATGGCTGCAGCGTAAAGTCATAGCCTGTGAAAACACCTGTAGTCGTATTTTGCTGCGTATTAGCTCCCGCAGGTGCTAATGTTGCAAAAAGCCTAGTGGTAGGTGACAATGTAGTCGCTGGGAATGCGAACGCTGTAAACGCACTAGAATTGATATCTAATGTCACGTTATATGCACCAATATTACCGCTCGCTGCAACAGCATTCACTGCTAAGATAGTCCCTGTTAATCCATCGGCTTGAAGCATTGAGAAGCTTGAAGGAACACTAAGTCTGACCTTCATGCCTACAGAATAGACAAGTGACGGATCGATGGTTGTTGAAACTACGGCTTGAGTAGCCACAGAAATGTTTGTGATATACAAAAATTCTGGGTTCACAGCCACTGGGAACAAAAGTGTAGTTCCTACGCGCCGTGTGTTCCCCGCTGTGGCAGCTGCTAGCCCATTACCTGCTACGTTAGCCAAGCCCAGCAATGTATAAGCTGAACCAGAAGCGGACGAAATCTGGAAGTCCATACCGCTGATGGTCAAATCTCCAGTAGTGTTGTAAATCCTAATGATATCACCGTTTGCATAGGTGTTCGTTTGGGTTACAACCGCAGGGTTTGCAGCTGAAATAGCTGTGATCGCATTTGTGGCTTGTGCTTCAACTGTAGGCAATGATGTTACATAAGTAAAACCGTTGGTCGCAGTTGCTGTGCCAAAGGTATCAATCAGGATTGCGCTTGACCCAGCTTTTCTCCACCTTAGACCGTCGTTAGCAGCCGATTGACCTAGTCCAAATTTAGGACCGAACCATTCACCCCCTACGCATACAGTTCCAGTAAGTGGCATCTGAGTGATGTTCCAAGTTCTGAAATAATCAGCTGAGCTTGGCAATGGAATAAAAATACTCGCTCCGGTTGAAGTGTACGAACCGCCCGTTAAAATTGTAAATGGCATATACGCTCCTTATAGTCTTGTGGTTACGTTAAGCCCGGAAATCCAGTTCTGATTGGTAATTGCTCGTCCAATCGCGAATTTGGCATATAACTGGCTGTTCTGAGCGACTGATGACACAACATAAGGAGGTCTGTATCCTAGAGTTGCTGTGTAGTTGTTTTGCTCTACTTTCGCAGCGGCTTCAAGTCCATACATAGGAACCGTATAGACAGTGGAGCCGTTGGAAGCAGCTCCCGGAATCGAAGCAGCTTTAGAAGAGACAAAGAATCTGAATCGGGATACCGAACAATATTCTTCTGGTCTCAAGCCGTTTTGATCGGGGTAAGCATTTTTAAGCAATACACCCTGAACGTTTTGAAGATCGGAAGTAATATCGGTCGAAGCTAGAGCAATGAAGGCGTCTCTGGTGGGGCCCGTCGCAAAGCGATCCTCCGCTTTGATCGTTTCAAGCATCGTGCGGGCATCATTGCCAAGCAAGATGCGCTCAATGTTGTTGATGTCGTTGCGAGAGATTTCCGAAGGCTGAAGACCGTTTACTCCGCCGGTAGCATTGATGTAACTCACAGAGGATGCGTAAAGGTCACGCATAAGTAGATCCTCTTTTTCGCGGAGCCATTGGCCTAACAGGGCCGTGAATTTCGTAAGCACTTTGTCGTTTTCCCAGAGGACGACTTGTTCATTTACTACGACTGTCTTAGCGTAGATCTCGATCTTAGCATCGATATCTGTACGCTGCACGACTTCAGGAGCTGGATCAATACCCGAGCCGTCTAGTTGTCCACCGTTGGTAGATAGTCTCTCATAGCGCGACATGCGGATGTTGCGGCCTATGTGGGCCTCAGCATAGTGCAGGTCTGCGCCAAAAGAGTGGATTAAATTAAACATAGGTGTGGATAAAAGATCCTCACTGAACTGGAGTGGTAACTCCGGTGCCATGTTCATGATGTTTGTTATGCCTGAAGACATTTTTCACCTTTTGAATGATTTACTATTATTTCCGGTTGCGAAACCGATTAAACAGCAATCACTCGCGAAGTGATAAATACGGCGATGCCTTTCGAGTGGCAAGAAAAACGAAGTTTCATCGTAAGAAACTTTCGAATTAACTGCAACATATAATGAAAATTCTTTCAGTTTTACTCTTAACCCCTCGATTGATATAATACATTCAAAATAGGAGAGAAAATGCCTAAATACATAGATCTTTTAGGGAAAAGGTTTGGAAAACTTTTGGTCACCAAAATGATTAGAATTCCGGAAAGACAAAATATTCATTGGGAATGTCTGTGTGATTGTGGGAATAAGACAGTGATCGCAGGTAACACACTAAGATCGAAGAGATCTACAAGCTGCGGTTGTAACACTAATCAATCGCATATACTTAAATTCAAAAAAGATCATCCTGAAGCAACAGAAAGCGAAATCATCAAAGAAAGAATTAAAGCTCATGTAAAATGGGTAGGAGAATGCTTAGAATGGCAAGCTACTATTTCTAAAAATGGTTATGGCACCTTCTATCATAAAGGTAAAATGATGAATGCTTCTCGTGCCGCATGGATTGGACATTATGGTGAACCCCCAAAAGGATATTGCGTTCTACATTATTGTGACAATCGTCGTTGTTGCCGAGTAGCTCATATGTTTCTCGGAACTCATAAACATAATACTCAAGACATGATTCAAAAAGGCCGAGATATCTGGGATACCACGCGCGTTTTTCCTGTTGGAACTCGTGAGAAAGTTTGGGAACTACGCCAATCCGGGAAAATGTATCGTGAGATTGCAGAACAACTCAATCTCACGATGGATCAGGTAAAAAGCCTTCTTCAAAATCATAAAAGACATATGAAAAAGATGTAAAGCGGATTTACAAATGATCATACACAAGAAATTTGCATTTCATGTGCGTAATATATTTTCATGCACAGAAAATCACGTTTTCTTGTGCATGAACTTTTGAGGCTTATTTGATTCGAAGCCAAACAGCTATCATCTGAGGAATATCCTTTGCGGGATCACCTTCGGGATATAATTTGAGATATTCTTGATATTTTTCATTCCATATGTGGACTGTGTCTTCACAGTGAAGAATAAATTTTTCAAAATCTTTTCCCCAAACGAACTCAGCGAATTCTCTGGCTCGGTAGGGGATAAGATAATCTTCAATAACGTCTCGGATATGTGTGATTAAGCGCATTAAAAACCTAAGTATTTGACACTAAGTCGTATTCCTCATGACTCTTTGCATCCTAGTCCAATTATCTGCTTTACGCTTATCATCCACCGAATGCGGAGCCGTATCTCCGACTTGAGTCTTGCCCGAAACGCTCATAGACTGTGGCTTCATCATGTTTTTTTCAGCACGATCTTTATCTTTTTTATGATCGGGATTAGGAATGAATCTTTTTACGGCTTGATAGACTTTTGACCATTTATCGTAGGTATCCGGTAGTTCCTTAAACGCCCCTGCTATTTCAGGATAATGATATTCGAGATAGTCTAGATTCTCGGTTGTGCATACCTTATCGAAGTCCGCATAAGTTTGTGTTAGGCGCTGTGGAAATTCAGCTTGCTCACGCCTTGCTCTTTCTTCTTGATCCTTGCGCCTCTCTTTTTCAACCGACTGTTGCACTAGCCTTGCAATACGCTCTTCTTCAGACTCTTCCGAATCCGGGCTTATTTGACGGCTATTTGATTCTGGTTTATTGACCAGAGCTTCCATCGCAGCCTTCAAAGCGGACACTTCTTCTTCTTTTTGTTGCGCTCGCTTTTCAGCTTCGATCTTTTCTTTTCTTTCTTGAGCACGAGCTTCTCTAAACTTTTTCCAATTAATTTGTTCTTGAGTTTCTTCGACAGGTGCTGAAGTTTCTGGTACTTTAGCTTCGGGGATAGTAGTATTTATTTCTGCAGGTTTAATGTCTTCCATAGGAATTCCATGATTGAAAATTTAAATAATTTGATAGCTGATGACACCAGCACGAATAAAATCGATATAAAGCAAGATCTCGCATATTACCGTCAAACTTTGGCATATATGGGAGCCAATGTGCCGATTCAAGTGTTATGTCTCCCAAAAGTGGTAGAGAAATCATTGATTAAAGAGGGTATCCTTCGCGTCTATGACCTTATTAACCGTGACCTTACTGAAATCAAAGGGCTCGGGGACGCGAGAGTCGGGCTCCTTGCATCCCGCTTGGATGAGTTCTTCACGATGGCACTTTAAGTATTCGATTTCGGAAAGCAATTTTATTTTGTGCATGCTGCGTATACAATCCCAAAATTTGAATTTATAAAACGCATCGCTCCATATCTTCATATTTTTGAATTGGGGATCTACGTAAGTCATTTCCGAAAGGCAGGCCATTGTCCAGGCATTTGGCAAAGTCCATAAGCGTTTTGTAAACTGATCTAATGTCTTATTATAGAGAAACACGGCTTGATTGGGACGTGGAGAAGGCAAATAAAGGAACGCGAAGAATTTCCTCCTCATCACATTCTTGATTAGGGGATCACCCGCGAGAACGTAGCCAACACAATATTCCTCTTCGTTAAAAATATCCCTATGGCGCCTAGCGCATATCACAAGCTCCCTGGCTATATCTTCTGTAAGAGCATGACCAATTTCTAACGCATTGTAGGTTCTTTCATCATGTGAAGCTTTGTAAGCCTGCTGACCGACCGTTTGATGTATCAATGATCTTGCTCGTTGATTTTGTTATAAAGCTTTTTTCTATGCGTTGGATTCTTCGGCACGAAGTCCGAACACTCGGTTGCTTCAGCGTTTGCCGATGGTTTACTGGGCGAGTAGAGCATCTCCCAGTGCTTATCGGGCACCGCTTTACCAGTTTTCTTTGGTTCTTTCTTAGCCATATTGCCTCATAAAAGAAGAAGATATCCGTTTCGCCATGTCTACAGGTAAGTGAACATTTCGGGCTTTTCCCCGCCTTGCGGTTAGGGGTCACTGAATAACCTATGTACCCGCAGCGCCTGCACGCTTGGAGACTAACTCCACGGCTCCCACAACCGCGACATCTTCTTCTAAAATTAATATTTCATCTGATTCTTCTTCACATATTGAGACAACTTTACTTGTGACTCATGCAAAGCTTCTGGATTCGGCTTGGTTGTGTAGCGCAAATCACTTTCTTCTTCCATCTCGGATTGTGGCTTTTCCCAGTGATCCGACTTCATCTTGCTCTGATGATTGGACATACCTTTCATCAACGGGATGTTTTTTCCTTTTGCCATATAGCCTCCTAGGAATTGACAAATTGCCCAACGGTGGGCGCTGGCTGATTAGCCGCTTTGATAGATTGTGCTAAATCAAAGCTATTTTTTAAATTGTTAAAATCCATGTCCTCAAGCTCAATCATCATCTTCACTAATCCTAAATCAGATTCCATCCGTTTACGTTCAGCATCGGCTGTTATATCACCTATGCGCGTAAGCTTTTCTTGCGCTGAAGCTTTTAGATCTTGCTCACGTGCCATGTCTGCACGAGACTTGGCATACATTCCCATAATTTTAGCTTGTTCAGACTCGGCTTGTTGTTGGGCTTGTGCTTGTTGAGCTTGAGCCTGTTGCTGTGCTTGTTCCGCTGCGTCTTGCTCGGCCTGTTTTTTGTTAGTGATGAAAGCGGCACGCCATATCGTTTTATCCGCTACAGTCATGCCGATTTCTTTGAAGTGAAGAAGCTGCTGAAGCTCCATTTGACGTTGGGTTGCTGAATAGTTGCCCTCTTCGACAGTGACCGAGTATTTGAGTGAGTGAGATGTAAAGAAGCGAGGATTTGGTTCATGACCGAGGATACTAGTAATCTTTCCCTTGCTAAAATTCTTGCGGATGGCCTGGAGGCGAATTTTTCCGTAAAGTCGTTGAGAATAATCAAGCTTGTCAAAGATCGTTTGGAGCGTTGTAAGGCCAGCTCCTTGACGTAACATCGAGAGAATGCCGCTCTTGTCATCAGTTGCCGCACCAAGTAACTCTTCATTAACACCTGAGATTTTTGTTATGTCTTCGCTAAGAGAGCGTGAAAGCTCCATCAACGACTGAGGGAGAGCCGCAGGATCAATCCGCTGAATTGAATCTGTGATGGGAGCATCGCTAGACTTGAGAGGGACTAGATAACCTTCGCCAGTTTGACGCAGGGACTTTGGATCGACTACTCTATCGACTTTATAGACCCATCCAGAATTAATTTGACTTTCTAAGATGGATAGCTCAATTACCTTGCGATGATTGTATAGGAACTGGGCATCTCTAAGATTTCTTACTATACCCTGAATGCGCCACGCATATGACTGAATATCAGGCTCATGGTAAATCAGGATAGGCACCATGGGGTAAGAGTCAATGTTAAGAAGATTTTTTCCATTGTAAAGCACTCTCCCATTGAGCGAGATGCATAGATTGACCGTTGGCACTTGTGCTTTCTTAACAACTAGCCAAGGCTGCTGAGCTAGCGTCCTTTCCATCATATCATCCGCATCTTCTTCGTCCTCTTCCCATTCAACTGCTTCACCAGAGTAGGGATCTAAGACAATAGTAGCTTCACGTGTAGTGCGATAGTGAAACTCATCGTAAGAGAACAGCTGATTAGTCGCCATGTTGAGAAGCTCAGCCTGTAGAGGAAAGCGTCCGTCTTTCATGCCGGATGGGATCATCTTGTCGATTTCTTTAGCATGCCCGGGGAGAAGACCTTTAGCAGCTGTACGATTTACCCATCTTCTCCTCCAGATCGCCGAACAATCTGAAAAATCCATTTTACGGAAATATGGATCGATTAAGAAGTTACAATACGCGACTTGATCAGTGAATAGATCACCGCTAATGGGGTCGAGCGTATAGTCTGGGTAAAGATGAAGCAACGACATACCCGTATCACAGGCGCCTTCAAATGACTGACTGAGGTATTCTTGAAAACCATCTCTGTCCTCTGACCATTTGAGTACAGCGTTAAACTCATCGGCTAGATCATCACCGTCAACATTTGGCAATGTGACAGTGGATTTGCGATTCTTTCGCTGAAAACCACAAATCATGTTTTCGTGACGACGGATAAGATTGAAAAAGAATCTGCGATGGTTATAGGAGCTGTTATTTCCTCCTGCGAACATCGTCCAGAGAGTTTGATCGCCGACTTTGAAACGCTTGTCTATGGCTCCTTGTACCCAATAGGCAGCATTGGCGGGATAACTCTTCTGATAGAAGCTGTCCATCATCTGCTTCATGTCTTTAGCAGTGGGATCAGACCCATCTATGTAACCGCCGCCTAAGCTATATGATCCTGAGGAATTTTCGTAGGAGCCCATGGTGTCCTTGATTGAAATAACTTATAACAAACAAGAAGATTTTTTACCTAGAGAGATTCCTACTCCAACGCATCAATGCTGAACAAGTCCTTGAACATGTTACGGCATTACTATATTTATTTTTTTTAAATTCTTTTAGACAAATGCCACAACAAAGAGAAATGTCGTCAACACCACGTTTTCTTCGCCACGCCGATTTGCACGCATTAGAGCAAAAGAGAGTCCCATTGCCAAATTTTTTAGAAGAAGTGAACTTATTTGCGCAATGCTTGCATTGATACTCCTTGTCTTCCCATTTACCAAATTTGTTTTTTAAAGCATGCAATTTATGCCATGTCTTTCCTTCCTCACTTGCATGCCAAACTTTAGTTAAAGGACGAATCTTATCGCAAACAAGCGCGGATTTTAATTTTCTTTCCGCCGATGACATATGATAACTGGCATGGCGACTTTTATGAATCAATTCTAAATTTTCAATCCGATTATCAGATTTATCTTCATTGCGATGATGAACATGATAACCCTTAGGAATTGGTCCGTGATAATTTATCCAAACCCATTGATGGGCCCGTACTCTCGGATTATTTTTCCCATAATCTGTGGAAATCCAATAACCAGACTTTTTGCATTGATAAAATTTTCTGTCAAAATGAATTTGGTGAATAGATTCCATACTTTAGAGTATGGCATCAGAATTCATTTAAATCTAGCTAGAAATAACCCCCTTGACCTAATCCAAGCATTCCGCTAACATAGCCATCATCATTTCCTCCATAGACTTGTCGACGTATCTGGTCTATAGTCAAGAACTCATCGGGATTGCTAAACTCGCCGTTTGGGAAAGATGAAAAAACGCTATAGCGTAACGCATCCGCGCAATGTTCGAATTTCTTTAGTGGCCTATCCTCGCCTCTATCAGCTGCCGATGGGTCCCAGCAATAGGATTGAAGCACTTCAATGAGCGTTTTGCATGATTTGTGAATCACCAGATTCTTGCCTGCGATAAACTTGCTTGTTATCTTGATACCGGGAAGTACATCATTCTTAGCATTGAGCACGGGCAGATTACGACGTTGCAGCTCTAGCTTCAAACTCGCAGCTGAAGGGTCTACATAAACCGCCGAAACATTGTGATAGCC